AACGCACTTATGAAATCCGGGGGTGACCTCATCCGAAACTTGGACGACCTGAAGATACTCGCCGGGATGCTGGTCAAGTCCGGCCTGTTGCCCAGCGCCGTTCGCACCCCCGAAGCCGCCGCCGCCATAATCCTGAAGGGCCGCGAAGTGGGGATGCCCGTAATGGAATCGTTTGCCCTGATCAACGTCATCCAGGGCAAGCCGACTATCGCACCTCAGGGAATGCTGGCCCTGGCCCGGCGCTCCCGCCAGTTGGAAGACATCAAAATCCGAGACGACGGTGAGACCTGCACCGTCGCCCTCAAGCGGGTTGGCGAAGAGCCGCACACCACCACGTTTAGCCAGGCCGATGCTGCGGCGATGGGCCTGGCGGGCAAAGACAACTGGAAGAAACAGCCGGCCGTCATGCGCCAGTGGCGCGCCGTCTCAGCGGCCTGCCGCATCGTTTTCCCGGATGTCATCGGCGGCATGTACACGCCTGAGGAGTTGGGCGCGGACGTGGACGCCGAAGGCGAAATCGTTGACGCGCCGAACGGGGTCATCGAGCGTGAGCGCGAGTTGAATGGTGGCGGCAATGGCGCGGAGCCTATCGTTGACGACCGCACGCGCTGGGCCGCATTCGTGGCACAGACCGGGGCGACGCTGCTGCACATCCAGGCCGCCTTGGGCGTGGAGAAGGTGAGCGAGTGGCTGGCCGCCGACCCGGCCCGCACCCTGGACGACGCTATTGGGTTGGTCGAACAACAGGTGACAGCATGAGCAACCCATCCTGGTACGCCGCCTCCGGCCCTGACCCGTATTACGACGGCGGGGCTAGCCAGGAGCGCGCCGACGCCGCCGAGTGGCTGGCGACGTTCCGCACCTACTCGGCCGGCGACGCCGAGCCGCCCGGCGGCGGCCCTAAGAGTTGGGGCGACCCGCCGGCGCTGGGCGCCTGGGACGCGGTGGTCATGGCGTGGTGGGATTTCCTGGACATCTGCGAGGAGTTGTTTCCCGATGAGCCGACTGCTGAGTAACATCACTGCCGACAGCCTGTTCAAGTACACGGGCGCGCGCGGCGAAGCCGTCAACGGCGGCAACGGTAAGTGGTTCTTGCCGCATGGGTCGCGCCCCGGCAAGTGGATGCCGCCTATCAGCGGCAAGCTGGAGCCGTGCGCCAACGGCTACCACCTGTGCCGGTTGACTGACCTGCTCCAGTGGAACGGGCCGGCGCTGTGGGTGGCCGAGGCGCGCGGCGAACGGGTAGACGACGATGATAAGATCGTCGTCCGCGAGGCGCGCCTTGTGGCGCGCGTGAAAACCTGGAACGAGCGCACCATGCGCCTGTTTGCCTGCGACTGCGCCGAGCGGGCGCTGGGCATGTTCGAGGCGCAGTATCCTGATGACATGCGGCCGAGGCGTGCTATCGAGACCGCGCGCCGACACGCCAATGGCGAGGCCACGGTGGAGGAGTTGGCCGCCGCCAGGGACGCCTCCGGGGACGCCTGGGACGCCGCCGCCGCCGCCTGGGCCGCCGCCAGGGACGCCTCCGGGGACGCCAGGGACGCCGCCAGGGCCGCCGAGCGCACATGGCAGTCGGCGCGTCTGCTGGCCTACCTGCGCGGGGACGTGGGGGCGGCGTGACTACGTGCCAGCGAGATTGACTCTCCGGGTGATGGCCGGCCGGCCTCCCGTGCCCGTTCGATTCGGGCAGCTGGCAACTGTCTGCGGGGCGGACGTGGTGCTTGACGCGCCCGCCGGGTGAGCGTATAATGACCTCGCCCGCACACACAAGAGCGGGCCGGCTGTGGCAAGCCTCTGAGTGGCCGCCTTTTTTCACGGTGGCCGGGGAATGGGTTCACTCAGGCCCTTGCCACCCCCGACACCGTGAAGAAAGGCGGTTTTTGTTTACCAGGGGACGGTGCACGATGACAACGTTCGACCCCCAATTGAGCAGAGCAATTGACCGGGCCATCCTCCGCGTGGAAAACTCGCGTGGGCTGGCCCGTTTCTTTTGGCGCATCTGGAAAGCATGGTTGGAAAGGCGCATTCCGTGAAGCCCGACCCGCGCGTGCCCGCCGCCCTGTTCGCCCGCTACGGTTTCGACGGGGCGCGCTTCGTCCGCTCAGACCGCAAGAGCGTGCGCGGTCCGTGCCCTATCTGCGGCGGCAAGCGCCGCATGGTTGTGTTTCTGGACCGCCCCAATCCTAACTTCGAGTGCCTCTGCGGCTACACCGGTTTCATGGATGACAAGTCCCTGACGCCCGACGCCCTGGCAGAATTGAAAGCGAACGCAGAACGAGCGGCGCGCGAACGAGAGCGGAAAGTGCGGGAACGACTGGCCGAGTTCACCACCGCCGAACTGTGGCAGGAGTGCCACCGCCGTCTGGGAGAGGAGCAGCGCGCCTGGTGGACAGCCCAGGGCATCCCGCCCGACTGGCAAAATTTCTACCAGCTAGGGTACACGCCCGATCGGCTATTCGTGGGAGACGCCGGCCCGTTCCACCGGCCCGCTTACACCATACCGATATTCGCTGAGGGCTGGCAGGCCGTCAACACGCAGTATCGCATCGTCGATCCGCCGCCGGGGTGCGGCAAGTATCGGCAGGAGCCGGGCCTGCCTGCTGCTGCGTTCCTGAGCAGGCCCGACCTGCCGCTGCCCGACAGCATGATCGTGGTTGAAGGCGCGAAGAAGGCCGCCGTGCTGTGCGCCCGCCTGCCGAAATCGCCGCAGATCGCAGGGCTGCCGGGCGCGCGCAGTTGGGCCGGCCTGGACGAACGCCTGGCCGAGTGCGGGCGCGTGTGGGTGATGCTCGACCCGGACGCCAGAGAGGCCGCCTACGCCCTGGCCCGCTCCATTGGCCCAGCCGCCCGCGTCGTAGAAACACCGTGCAAGCCGGACGATTGGACGCTGCGCTACGGCGCAACGCCCGAACATTTCCGCGCCGCATTCCGCTACGCCAAGCCGGTGAGGTGATGCTTGACATCGTGTGCTATACTAGAAGTGCTTAGGGAATCGGAGGGCGTGTTTTTGTTCTCCCACATAGAGCCGTTGCTTTGCGCGCGCCCCGATTCCCTAAGCAAGAACCGGAGAACCGCAAGGCAACGGCTTTATGTTTTGGAGGGCGCAATGAAGAACTCTCATGGATGGATATATTTTCTGCGCGGCCCTGGGGGATTGGTAAAGATTGGGAAGACCAAACGCGAGCCAACACAAAGGATAGCGGAATATTCCCCCCTGCTGCCGTTCACAACTGAACTCATATTGTCAATCCCAGTAACAGACCTGAATCAATGCGAGAGATTGTTTCATTCCATACACACGGCTAATCGCGTTCGGGGAGAGTGGTTTAATTTTTCCGATGAGGAACTCAATGCACTGGTTTCTTACTGGGAAGAGAAGAACGCGAACAACGGCTTCGAGATGTAAGATGAGCGTCGTCGCCAGTGCAGCCGTTTGGAAGAACTCGCGTGCAAAGGGCAATCAGTTGTTGGTCATGCTTGCCCTAGCCGACTTCGCCCGTGACGATGGGCACTGCTGGCCGTCCATTGACACCGTTTCCAAGTATGCTCGTATCGGACGCCGAGCCACGCAACGGGCGATACGTACCCTGGTCGAGGCAGGCGAACTGTCCATTGACGAAGGCGGGGGGCGGCACAAGACAAATACCTACCGCATTCTAATAATCGAAAAGGGCGTCAAAGAAACGCTGTTTAATTTGACCGAAAGGGCGTCGTTACTGACCGAAAGGGCGGCCCCAGCGACACCCGATCCGTTATTAACCATTAAGAACCGTAAGGGGCGCAAGCGCACCCCACCGGTGAAAACTGAAACACCCGAGGCGGTGGAAGCTTACAGGCGGGCAACACAACGCTACCCGAATAAGGCCACTTGGTCGGTGATCTCCGAGACGGTTGGAGAAGACGTGGCACGCTGGGAAAAGACCGTCGGCGCATACGTCTTGATGGGGTGGAACCCGGCGAACGTGTCTGGGATGCTCGAATACTTCAAACGCGGTGAGATACCCGCGCCGGGCCAAAAGAACGGCTCGAATACCCATACCGGCATGAGGTTGCCCGATGGCATCTAGACCCGAGGCATTCCGGCCGGACGACGTGCTGTTCACCCCGCCTGAGGCGGCGACGGCGACGGCCGAGGCCCTGGCCTACCGCCGTGAGCACCGGGACGAGGGCATTTACCTGGGCATTCGGGAAGTGGATCAGTACCTGACGCCCGTTCTGCCTGACAATCTCGTGACCATCCTGGGCCGGCCGTCGGCTGGCAAGACCGGGCTGATGATGTGGTGGGCGCGGAACGAGGCGCACAAAATCTATCGGCGCGGCGAAACCGGCAAGGTGGTGGTGTACGTGACCTACGAGCAGGGGGTGGAAGACCTGATGGCTTTCAACGTGGCCGCCGACAAGGGCCTGGGCATTGACAGGATGGCCGCCGGAAAGTTGAGCGACGACCAATGGGGCGACGTGATGCGCTCCCTGACCGGCGCGGTGACTCTGCCGCTCGTCATCATCGGACATAGCGCGCAGAAGCGCCGCCGCCGCCCGCGCCTGACCCTGACCAACGTCGCCGATACCCTGGCCTACATGGTGGACGAATTGAAACTGATGCCGCACATGATTTTTGTGGACTACTTGCAGCGCATCCCTGGAGAGAAATATGCAGGCGACCGGCGCATGGAGGTAAGCGAGAACCTCGACCGCTGCAAGGACGGGGCGCTGGCATTCGGCGCGCCATGGGTGGTGGGGGTACAGGCCAAGCGGGAAGTGGATCAGCGCGCCGTGCCCGTGCCGGCGCTGGCCGACGGCCAGGAGACAGCCAACATTGAGCAGGCCAGCGACAAGGTGCTGGGCATCGTGCGCCCGTGCAAGTACCGGAAGGACGGGGAGCAGTTCGGCTCGGTGACGGTGCGCGGCAAGAACCAGATGCACATCAGCCTGCTGAAACAGAAGTTGGGGCGCGACAACGAGTCGGCCTGGATCGAGTTCGATCCGGCATATAACCGGCTGTTGGAGAAAGAGGTACTCGCGTATGACGGCTTGCACTAGGTCGCGCGTGTCGGCCCTGCCCGATTGGAGGCTGCGGTGAGCGCGCTGGCGCAGGCCGACGCGGCCCGCCTGCCGCTGGCCGGGCCGGCATGCCGCCGGCGCTGGCCGAACTGCTGAGGGAGTAATGTTAAAACCATCCGCGTCTGAACGGTTGCCAGAGTTCCGGGCCTACGAAGATTTAGTTGCGTTCTGCCTGGCGGCCCGCGAGCAGCGTGACGACGCCAGCTGGATCATCGGCGACGCCCTGGCCGAGTACATCCGGCCCGCGCCCAACGGGGGGCGCCCACCCGCGTGGGCCGAGGGGCGCACCGTCGCTGCCGTGGCCCGCGACCTGGGCATAGCGGCCAGCACCGCCAGCGGACTGATGCACAATGCCCGCTTCTGGCCGCCGCGCCAGCGCGCCGACTTCCCGCCTCAGGTGAGTTGGTATCGGGCCAGCGAGGCGCGCCGCCGCTGCGGCTGGCGGCCAACCGCCGGAGATCCGACGCCGGAGCAGCGCGCCCTGGCCTGGCGCTTCATCGGCGAGTACGCCGAAGAGACGCCAGCGCCCGCGCGCCAGCCGCGCCCGCTGGCCGAGGCGCTGGACGCGGAGCACGCGCGCCTCATGCGCCTGGCCGAGCAGGCGGGGCCGGGCGCGATAGCCGACGCGTTGAAGCGGGCCTGCTACTACGTGCAGGCGGCCCGGGCGCGGGCAGAGGAGAGTGGACGATGTTGAAAATCCCGCGCTCTTCAGCGGGGTTGAAAATCCCGCGCTCTTCAGCCCCGCAAGCGGGACCTGCGGCGGGGCTGCGCCTGACGCTGCCCTGGCCCGCGCGCGCCCTGTGGCCGAACGCCCGGCCGCATTGGTCTAGTCGCAGCCGCGCGGCCGCGGCCCAGCGCGCTGCCGCCCGCCTGCTCGCGCTCGACCACGTCAACCGCAACGGCCCGCCCGACCTGCCGCCGGACGGCCCGCTCAAGCTGCGCATCACGGCCTGCCCGCCGTCGCGCCGGCGCTGGGACGACGACGGGTTGATCGGAGCGCTCAAGTCGGCTCGGGACGGGCTGGCCGAGGCGCTGGGCGTGGACGACGTGCGCTTCGCCGTGCAACCGGTGGTGCGTATGCCTGCTGTCCAGGGCGGCCAGGTGGTGCTGGAGATTGGCGGCTGATGCGCCTTCTGGATTTATTTTCGGGTGCGGGAGGAGCCGCAGTCGGGTACCACCGCGCCGGTTTCGATGAGATTGTAGGCGTGGACAACAGGCCTATGAAACGGTACCCGTTCGAGTTCATCCTGGCCGACGCGCTGGAGTATTGCCGTGAACACGGCCGCGAGTTCGATGCCATTCACGCCAGCCCGCCCTGCCAAGCGTACAGCGAGGCTACGCCGGTTTGGGCGCGCGGCAACCATCCCGACCTGATAGCCGAGACGCGCGCGACCATGTCGGCGACCGGCAAACCGTACATCATCGAGAATGTGGAGAATGCGCGCGCCAAATTGATAGACCCGATCATGCTGTGCGGCACCATGCTTGGCCTGCCGATTTGGCGCCACCGCTATTTCGAGATGTGGCCGCGACCAGGCCTCCTGACCCCGCCGTGCTGTCACATTCGGCGGCCGATTACCATACATTCCGGATCGCACACGCGCAAGACCTGGCTGCCGGTGCTCGCTTCCGGCGGCGGGGATGGGAAGAATGCAAAGGGCAGGAACCTAATCCGCCCCCGTGAACGGGTGGACGTCATCCGCTGGGCGATGGGCATTGACTGGATGACGCAAGCGGAGTTGACCGAGGCTATCCCGCCCGCCTATACCGAGTGGATTGGCCGGCGCCTGATCGAACACCTACAGGAGCATGAGCCATGAGCTACATTATCATCAGCCGAGACCCCGGCGACGAGACCGTGCCCGTCCCGCCCGACAGCCGGCGCGGCGTGCCCCGCGCCCACGACGCGCTGGACGAGGAGAGACCCATGAGCGAAGACACCGTAACCCTGAGCGTGACCGTCCCCGCGTCCGCCGCCGCCGCCCTGACGGAGCGCATCGCCGAGTTCGCCGCCGCGCGCAGCTACGAGTTCTCCGTCACCGAGGACGACGGCTGGTTAGAACGCGAACTAGCCGAGGCGCTGCGCCAGTCGGAGTGGACTCCGCCGTGGCACCCGGTGCCCGCTAACCCGTTTCAGTGCGACTGGTGCGGGAACTTTGAGCCGGAAGGCCACGCCGCCGACTGCCCGCGCCAGAGTGCCCTCGCCAAGTACGACGCTGTTTACCCGGAGACCGCCGATGAAACGCTCGCCGACCCGCCGGCCCCGGACCGCGCTTGAGTTCCGCGCCGCGTTCGACGCGCCCGGCTTCACCGTCGAGAACGGCCACGGTTCGCACGTCAAGGTCTACCGCGAGGGGCGGCTCGTCGCCGTGTTCTGTTGCCACAGCGGGCGCGACCTGTCGCCCGGCCTGCGCGCCAAGTTGTGCAAGGTGTTAGTCAGGTACGGCCTATTGGCCTGCGCGCTGGCGGCGCTGCTCGCGTGGTGGATGTGACGAAAGGACAAGACGATGGCTTACGAAAATACGAAGGTGCCCGTTGCTCAGTCCATGAGCGACATCGAAAAGTTGCTGATTGCGCACGGCGCGAAGGGGATGCAGTGGGCTAAGAGTTGGGAGACGCGAGAAGTAAACGTGCGCTTTGTCAAGGAAACAGGCGGGGAAATGCGCACCGTGTCTATGACGATTACCATCCCCGACCCGCCCAAGCCCAGGACGGGGGAAGATTATAAAACTGAGTACATCCGCAGCGAAGGGTACGTAAAGCGGCCTACCGCCGCCCGCCTGCAACGACTAGTACAGGCCGAGAGGCAGACCTACCGCGCCCTGTACTGGTGGCTCAAGAGCCAATTCGAGGCGGTGGACTTCGGCCTGCTGACCTTTGAGGATATTTTCCTGTCTCATTTCGAGTGGATGGTGGGAGGTCAGCGCACTACTGTTGGGGCGCTCATCAAGCCGCGCCTGTCAGATGGATCCAATCTTCTCATGGCCCCGCGTGACGATGTCGTGGAAGGGGAGTACGAATAGCCCCTGCCGCGCCCGCGACGGGGCGGTCGTCGCCCCCTGATAGTGGGTTGGGCCTTCTGAGCCTCACGTGCGGCAACCATCCGGAAGGGTGCGGCGTGAGCGGCGGCGCGACGGGGATTCTGTAGCCGAAAGGAGAAACAATGGGCGCATCACGGAAGGGCTACAACTTGTTCACACGGTTTGGCCGTAAAAACTTTCGACAAGACATCAGGCATATAGACTGGCATCTGGTGGTTGAGGATACGTTCATGCCGCTGGTGTGCGCGGCGCTGGGCCACATTGTGTACGATGCCGCCGACCCGTATGAACGCATGAACGGCAAGGCCGTGTATGCCTGCCGACGATGCCACACATATCGACCGGAAGTGCAACCGCCGCTCCTATGACGCCCTGCCCCTGCGCCGCCGCCGGCCACACCCGCCCGGAATGCCGCGCCGGCATCTTCGGCCGGCCCGTCCACGACGCCGACGGCACGCCGCGCCGCGTCTTCCCGCCGCTGCCGTGCTGGCTCGACGCCGGTAACCTGCTCTGCCCGGACTGGGCCGCGCCACGCGCGGCCGACGAATTGCGCCTGCGGGCGACGAAGTCCAACTACAGCCAGGGCCGGTCGTGCGCGACGTGCGGGCGCGCGATCTGCAACCAGAACCGGAGCGGCCTGTGCCAGTCGTGCGTGAACCGCCGCAGCCGGGCGGCGCAACTGGCGCGGGCGCGGGCATGAGCGGCCCGTGCCCCGCCGCTATCGCCGCACCCGCTACTGCAATAGGCGAATCGTCACCGTCAACGGCCGGCGCAGACTGTGCCGCCACCGCCAGCGGCCCGGAACAGGCTACTGCTGGCGGCATCTGGAAGGGAGAAAAATATGTCTGTCCAGCGATTGGACACGCTCAGGAAGTCCCTGAGGGAGCAAAGACGGCTTGGGCGTCGTTGGCGCGATATTGCCGCCGATTACCCCGGCGTCCCGGCGGGGACTTTATGCGCGATTTTTAAGGGGCGTAACCCCAAAAAGCACAGTGTCCGGGCGGCACTTGGTCTACCCGTCCAGCGGCGGCGCACATTCGAGCAGAACTGGGATGCATGGAAGGCGTGGAAGGCGGCCAACGCCGAGCGCTTGGCGGATATCGTGGCCTGGGCCGAGGAAAAATAGAACAGAATTAGAACACCAGATTAGAATGTCTGTGAATTGGTATTTACCTATTGACAACTGAACGAATAGGTATATAATAACAGCATAACGGTAAGCGCAGAGGAGAAATGACATGGCAAGCAACAATATCAAGAAGTTTCTGGCCGAAGTTGACAAGCTGGCGAGAGGGCGTGGAAATCAGCGCTCGGCAATGTTTGCCCGGCGCGCCTATCAGGCAGTTGTGGAAGTGTACGAAATCCGCAATGGTGAGTACGAGCCGCGGCCAGGCTGCGACACGGCGCATGCCGACCGCCTGATCGAGATGGGTACGACTGAAGCGGTGTACGGCCGGGGCCGGGCACTGCTGTACAAATAAGGAGACCGACGATGACCGCAGAACAAGCAGAAAAACTAGCACGCCTTGCCCTGTCCGCAGTGACGGTGGAAGAACCCGAATCCGTCGCTGACACCACCGTATTATTTCTGAATGCTGACGGCACGTACAGCGTTGTTGACAACGGTGAAAGCGTGGACGGCCTGACAGCGGATGAAGCCGTCCGCATCATCTGTGAAAACCTGGCCGACTGACATGGCCGGCAAGCCGAATTTCACCGCCAAACTCTCTGACAAGGTCGCACTCTCGACCGCCGCCGCGCGTCTCGGTCTGCTGCAGACGCGCGGCGCGGGCGCGGGCCGAGCTGGCAGCATCGGCCTGCTGCTCGACCGCATCAGCGCTGGCGAGGCGCTGGTGCTGTTGCACGTCTATGACTTCCCCGAAGATATGCGCGCCGCCGCCGGACGCATCCGGGCGCTGGCTGAGCGCGCCGACCACTTCGACCAAAACACGCTGCGCGGCCTGGCCGCCGCGCTGGAGCACGCGGCCGAACTGAAAGCGGTTATCGAAGATCAGCGATAACCGGCTGCGGGCCGAGCATCTACCGGCTGCCGAAACGGCAGCCGGCGCGCTTTGTTGAGCTTCCTGGACTGGCTCGCGGCGAAGTACGCCTAACCGGCCTGCCGGCCGAGACCGTCTTCGAGCGCGGTCGCGCCGGTGTAGGCCATGAGCGCGGCGATCAGCGCCTGCGCCGCCTGCCAATGCGTGATCTCGCCCAGTGCCACCCCCTGCGCGATCACCACAACCGCCGCGACCAATGCCCAAAATTTGCGCGACTTTAACAGGCCAAGCGCCTTGCCGGCCAGTTCCAGTAGATACTGCTTTACGTTGTCCATGCTCAACTCCTTATCTGTGACGTGCAGTGTCCCGGCCGCTCCTGCTCAGGATACGGCCAGAACTGCGGATGCCGTTCGCCGCCGTGGTCGAACTGGAGCAGCGGCCGGTACGCCTGCGGCTCGGCCCACGCCGGCGGCGGGCAGGCGCCGAACCACACGAACCCCTGCGCTCCGTTCTCGAAGCCCAAGCGCCGCGCCAACGGACGCGGCACTTCCGCTACTTCCCCCAGCAGGTAGATACCCCGGTACGCATGGTGGCGCGCCATCACGTCCACGACCAAACACGGCCCATACGGCGCGTGGCCCGGCGTCCACACCCACGCGATACTGCCCAGGTGCGCCGGGCTGATCGACGCCAGGCCGCAACGCTCGCGGTACGGCCCCAAGTCATAGCCGCGAAACCACGCCTGGTCTTCGATCAACTGTGAGCTGCCATAGTTGACCAGCAGGCCCGCCGACAGGCGCGGCTGGGGCGTCGTCCACGTTGTCACGCTGATCAGCCACGCGCAGCCGACCAGCAGGCACTCGCCGCTCACAGCCCCAGCCAGGGACGCGGATCAACGTAGCCCGCGAACCCCGGCGTACCGCCCTCGGCCGGCCGCACCCCGAAGTGCAGATGCGATCCGTCTGCATTGCCGGTGCTGTCCGCCAGACCGATCACCTGCCCGCGCGCCACCGTCTCGCCTTGCGCGACCAGCGCCTTCTGCAAGTGCGCGTAGACCGTGACGACCTTGCGGCCGTCAATCACATGCTCAATCCGCACCTGGTTGCCATAGTTTCCGCCGGACGAAACCTGCGTCACGCGCCCGGCTTCGGCGGCGAATACCCTGCTGCCCAGCGGGGCGCGCAGATCAATGCCTTCGTGCCCGGCCAGCCCCCACTGCGCGTAATACGCCGGACGCGCCGCCCACGCTTGCGTCACCACCCGGTGCTCAGTCGGCCATGCGAACACCGCCTGCGGCTGCGGCTGCTCCGCAGGCTTCTCGTGGATGCGGTCGGCCAGCACGTGCAGGCCCAACTCGCGGTTGACCACAACGCGGCGGGTCCAGCCGGCTATCGTCGCCGGCTGCGAACGGCGCGCCAGTTCCGTGCCCGGCGCGACATGCTTGTACTCGCGTCCGGCGTAGTCGCGGATGATCGCGCCGCCGTACTTGTCATCCACGTATACCAGCGCGTGCGGCTCCGGCAGCCACACGATGCCCGGCGGCTCCTTCGGCACGACGGGGGCTGGGCCGTACTTGCGCTGCGCGACTTCCGCCGCGTGCGGCAGCAGTCGCCCGTCATGCGTCCGCCAACTCTCGTGCTGAAAGTGGTCGCCGTAGACGCAGAAGCAGAACGCGGCAAACACGTCGCGTTCGTTCCGCATGGTTTCGTAGTAGGCGCGGTACTGGCGCGCCTGCGTGCCGGGCGACTGAAGCGGCGACGAGAATTCGGTGATCGCCAGCGGCTTGCCCGGCGCGGCGTCGCGCTCGTTCCGCCAGGCTCCGCCCGCGTTGCGATCTGTGGTGTTGTAGCACTCGTAGGCATGCGCCCCGATCCAGTCTGCCGCATCCAGCGCAGCCCGCGCTTCGCGCAGGAACCAGTCCGAACGGTAACGCACGCCGTGAATGTCGCCGCCCGGCGACAGCCCCGGCCAGCCGAGTTGAATGCCCGCGAATCGGGCGCGCAGAATGGCGGCGCAGTCCAGCCACTAGGCCGCGAACTCCGCGCCGTTCTGCCAGTTCACCCACATTCCCTCCTGGCGCAAGTTCGGCTCGTTGTGTATCTCGAACAGACGCACGCCCCTGTCCCAATAGCGGCGCAGTTCATGTTCCCAGTCGCGCGCCGCCTGCCCCCCGGACACGCGCCGTTCGCCCAGGCCGCCGATGTACAGCCGCGCCAGGATGAGCACATCCTGGCCCAGCACGGCGCGGTAGCGATCCACGTCTTCGACCGGGTTCGCGCCGACCATTGTCTTGATCGCTTCGATGCGCGCCACTTTCGCCGCTTCCAGGTCGGCGGCAGTGGCCCCGCCGCTGGCGACGTTGTGCAGTCCCGCCAGGCAGACGGTCGGATAACTAGCCACGCATCTTCTCCCGAATCGCGTTCACCCCGGCCAGCGCCGCCCCCGCCGCCGCTTCGATGGCGTCCAACTCCGCGCTGATGTCCGGCAGTTCGCCCACCGGCGGCGGCGGCTCGTCATCCGGCGGCGGGGGCGGCGGCTCCGGCTCCCCGTCCAGCCGCACCAGCGTCACGGCGTCCACGAACCAGCCGTTGTTCTTGAAGCCCCACTTGCCGACCAACTCGAAGCCGATCTCCGCCGTGCCGCCGCCGTGCTGCGCTTCCACGTCCACATTCGTCCACGCGCCGAACGGCGTCTGCCGCCCGTCCACCAGCCGATCCGCGGCGGCGAACCAGACGCGCAGGATTGTGCCTTCGTAGAAGTCCGGCGAAGGCGGCCCCGGCCGCCGGTCGTTGTTGTCGTAGTGATCGGGGAATACCGGGACGGTCAGGCGGTAGCGCCCCGGGGGCAGCGTCAACGTCTGCGCGAATGCCGCGCTGGTCGGCGCCCAGCCCTTGAATATCTTCAGGCAGCGCCGGCCGTGCCGCACCAGGTGCGCCTCGGGCAGGTTGTCCGGGTGCGTCTTGATGACGATCTCCGGCTGCGCCCATTCCGCGTCCTGCTTATTCAGGCGCGGCATCCCCGGCCGGGCGTAGCCCTTCAGCGTCCAGCCCGGCGGCAACACGCCGGATACGTCGCCCGGCGGCGACAGGAACGGCGTGTCCTCGAATGACCAGTTCGCCAGCAGGTTCCCGGCCGGGTCTACGGCCGGCGGCGGGACCGGCGGCGGCGGCGGTTCTACCGGGGGCGGCTCCGGTTGCGCGGATGGCGGCAGGTCGAAATTCGGAACCGGCTTGCCGTCCCGCACGGCCACCTCCAGGCGGTTTAGAAGCGTCGGCGTCCCGCCATTTTTTACATATTCCACATAGCCATGCGACGGCTCGGTCGCGGCCCACAGCGCCGCGCCGTTCACTGCATTGCGCTCGATCTTGAACACCCATGTCCTGACACGGTCGTTCCAGGAATACGAGACCGCCTTGACGAACCCGCCGCCGAGCCACTCCAGCACCGCATCGTGCCCGTCGCCGCGCTTGAGATAGCCGGTATCCAGGCTCGGCGCGCGGTAAATGTGATGGCCCGCGCCGTCATGGTGCGCCAGACGCAGTTCGATGTTGCGGTTGTCCTGATCGCCCGGCGGGTTGACAGTGTAGAGTTGCAGGCGCGTTTCGTCGGCATAGCCGGTTTGACGGCCATCGTCGGGGGTGATGAGGTAATACGTCTTGTCACTGCCGCTGAGCGTGTGCGGGCCGTTGATCACGGTTGCCAGCGCGCCGCCGGGCAAGTCATACAATGTCTCGCGCTGCACATTAAGCACTGGGCAGTTGCGCGTGGTCTGCACCCGGTCGCCTGGCTTGAACTTGCTCATGTTTCCATCTCCAGAATCGTCTACTACGCTGCGCTGTTCCGCGATGTACTGCGCCATCATCCCAACCACCGGCTGCCCGGCGATGTCGAACGGCTGCCAGGCCGGATCGTTGTTGTGACCTTCGGTAAAGACGTAGAACGAATGAAACCAGGAGAACTTGCGCGCCTCGGCGTCGTAGGCGCGCATCAAGTCCAAGTAGGCTCGATCCGGGTCGGGCTTGCCCGCCCGCCAGCGCGCGTCACGAAACGGCCCCAGCGCGCCGTCCAGTCCCCATTCAGTGATGACTAAGCGCGGCAGCGACACATTCTGCCAGCGCAGCCACTCGTAGACCTTCAGGCAGCGGCCCAGGTTCCAGCCGTCGATCTCGTAGCCGTACTCGTGCAGACCAAGCAGATGGCCGCGTTCGCCCGCGTAGCGCAGCGCCGGCAGGAACGCATCCCAGGTTCCGTTTTCATGCGGCAGCGGCGGACGGCCCGTGCTCCAGTTGCCGATACACGCGCGGTAGCCGCGCTCCTCCATCAGCCGCATCCGCTCGATCTCGAACGCGGCGTACCATGCGCCCGCGCCTGCGTCCCAGACGCTCGGCTCGTTCGGCCCCAGGATGACTGCGCCCGGCGGCACGTGCTGCAAATGCGGCCACTGCACGTCCACCCAGCGGCGCGCCGCGTCCGCGCCGCTCATGTTCGGCCGCCAATCGTGTGCGGGGTCGCCGCGTTCCACCCAGCGCCACAGCGTCAGGAACGGCGCGGGGATGGCCGGCGGGTTGGCGTTGACCCACAGTCCGCCCACTGCGCCCGCGTCGATCAGGCTCTGGCTCGGCCCGCGCCCAAGCCCGTGACTGGACAATTTACTCGGCATTGTCGCCCAGCTCCCCTACCTGCGCCCGCAGCGCCACGATCTCGCGCGCCTGGCTCTCGATGCGCTGCTCCTGCGCCGCGATCTGGTTCATCAGCAGTTCATTCTGCTGCTCCAACTCGCGCACCCGCGCCTGCTGGCTCTGCGCATCTGCCTGCCACACGCGCACCTGTTGCCGCAGCGCCGTTATCTCCTGCTCCAGGTCGTTCACCCGCGCCAGCAGCCCGGCGCGCTCCACTTCGCGGTCGCGCGCCGCCATTGCCTCGGCGATCAACTCGCGCGCTTTCTGCTCCGTCAGCGCCGTCGTGCCGTGCCGCTGCCCGTTGCCATTGTGCCGCCGCTGAACAATGCCTAAATACGCGAGGATGGCCGTCATCATCACCCCAATCGCGCCGACGATGGCCACGGCGACCTCATTCGACACCGCGCCCCCGGCGGCTGAGGATCGTCATGGCGTCGGTCGCTGCCCGCGTCGCCACCGCCAGCAGCAGAAGCGCGCCGGCCGCCGACACCGGCCGGCCCAGACCGAACGCGAGATAGGCCAGCACTACCAACTGGAACAGGCGCGCCGGGAGCGCTAGCAGGCGCACGCCCCAGCCGCGCCGCCGCTCGCGCAGCACGAGCAGGGCCAACTCGATAGCGCACGCCGCCAGCGCCAGCAGCGGCAGGGCATGCAACAGGGTCGGCGGCCAGTCCAGCGTCGTCATATCCCGTACAACACCCGCCCCTGCGCGAACAGGGCTTCCACCGTCTCATCGTGGATGGCGGCTGCGCACAGGCCCGCCAGGCCGACCTTGCCGTCCCAGTAGGTGCTGGGCGTATCCTGCGCCCCGATGCGCAAGCCGGCCGTCGTGCTATCGAAGATCGTCGCCGGGATGCTGGTCGTGTTCGTAAACTTCCGCAGCCCGGTTGCCGCGCTGCCCACCCACAGATCGAGCGACGTAGACGGGGTAAACCGCATGGCGATGAAGTACCAGACCCCGGTCGTTACCGAACTTCCGCCGTCGTCAATCAGGGTTAGGTTCGTGCCGTCGGTCGAAATCACCGCCTGCCAGGTCGGCGTGCCGTTGATGCCCATGTTCCAACAGCGCTGATTGCCGCCGGGCAGGAACCGGCCCATCAGGCGGTTGCCGGTCGTGACCGTCGCCGCCGCCGGGTTGCACCAGGCGAATTGAAACAGGTCGGTCGTGATGCGGATGCCCGTCTCGACCGTGCGTTGGAGATTGTGCGAACTGGCCGCCGTGAAATTCAAGTGGGGCACGTCGGGCAGGCCGGCGACCTGCGTCACCCCGGCGGTCGGCGGCCCATTCAGGGTCAGCACGCGCGCCTGGCCCGACAGGTCAATCACCTGGGCGGTCGCGCTGTTGCCGACGTAGCCGATGTGCGGCGCGATGAGCAGGCGCAGGCCCGGCAGGGCCAGGGCATTGGCGATCAGCCGGCCCCAGGCGAAGTCGCCCCGGTAGAAGGTCAATAAATCCTGGTTCAGGTTCGCCGCGCGCGGGTTGCGGCTGCGTCCTGCCATCAGTCTGTCACCGTATTCACGAATCCGTGCACGATCACCACGTCCGCCGCCGACGCAAACGCGCGGACGATCAAGCCGTTTTGCAGCACCAGGCCGGGCACGACAAGCATCAGCCCGCTCTCCGGCGGCACAGTCTGCTCGATCAAGTCATCCGGGCTGGTGGTGCCGCCGAACTCAATCGTCAGTTTGCGGGCGGTCGTGTCGCTGTTGACCGCCCACAGCCAAAGCTCGTCCCACGTGCCCGCCGAGGTGTCGGCCACCGCTGTGTGGATCGTGGTGCCGGCGCTGGCCGTGGCCGCGACCTTGATACCCCGGCCGCTGGTAGACCCCGAGAGTTTGCGCTTGTAGGCAATAGCCATTTCAGGTCATCACCTGCTGCAAAAGGAAGTCCGGATGAGTCACGTGCTTTGCGCTCGCCGCCCACTCCGCCGTCAGCGCGTGCTCCGGCGAGCCGGCCCGCACCCGCGCCCAGCGCGCGTTAACGCCGTAACTGATCACGCCGATGCTGCCCGGCCCGTGCGTGTCGTCGTCCACCGCGATCTTGAGATGCACCGCCTCAAAGTGGTTGCCGGGCGTGCTGCGCGCATAGGCCCGCAGCGTCACCGTCCCGTCCGCTGCCACGTCGCGCGTCAGACCGAGATAGTAGACCGTGTTCGGCGCGCAGACGTAGGCCGCGCTGCCGATCTCCGTGTCCACCCCGCCGCTGCGCTCGTACAACTTCACCGCGTCGTTGGCCGTGTCCAGCGCCAGCACATAGCCGTTGTTGCCGTCCTGAGCGCAGAACAGCAGGCCCGCCGCCCCGTCCTCGCGCAGCAATACCGCCGCCGCGTAGTGGCTGCGCGCCGTGTAGTCGCCCTGCCGAATAGCAACGTACACTTCGGTCGCGTGGCTCTTCAACTGCGCCAGGGCATACGCCTGACCGGGCATGTCCTGGAGGATCGTCCAGTGGACGCCGTTGCCGTCCGCGTCCGTGAAGCGCCAGCGCCCGCCGGTCGCATTCGGCACGTCCGGGTCGAGCGGGTCGGCCTTGACGATTTGCAGGTTGTCGATTACTCCCCACCGAGGATCGAAAACATCCTCCACCTGATAAGACGCAGCAACAACAAGAGCATCGACTTGAGTCCAATCGAAAAATAAGTCATTGAACAATGATCTCTTTATGGCTATGAAATTCGGCCCGGAGGACCACGCTCCTGATCCACCAGCGCTATAAAGTGCTATTTCATTTGGAACATCTTTAAATGACACAGCGGTATTCAAGTCGGGCGCGTCTCGGAGGTATAGATAGAACACTAAAAAATCGTCATCGGTAAATCGTCCCTCGCTATCTAGATCAACTGGCGGATCAAATTTAGCTTGGAATGACACTGCACCTGTTCCGCCGCCGCTGCCTTGTTCTACTCTACGATTTCCGTAGAAACCCTCCACATGATATTCGCTGTTTGCATTGTAGTTAAACCATTCGCTTGGAATGTCAGCGGTAGATATTGTTAGCCACTTCAGCGCCGTGCTGGCGTTCTGCGCCAACTCCGGGCCACCCAAGTCGGCGAAGTCGTCCTGCACCGTGTCTACCCGCGCCGCCGCGTCCGCCGCGCGCGAACCTGCCACGCGCCCCAACTGCCGCAGCACGCGCAGCTTCTCGTCTATCGTCCAAATTTTCCCCGACTGTGGCGGCATGGTCGTCAGTCCGTGGGATACCCCAGCGTGGCGTTGATGGTGAAGTCGCGCCAGTCCTGCTGGCCGCGCGCGCGCGGCCGCCACTGCCCGCCCGCGCACTCCGCTTCCTCAACGAATGTCCGCACCGGGCCGCCCGTCACCGGGTCGAATGCCAGCGGGTCGCCGTCGCGCACCCACATGCCCACCGGGCAGGTCGTCGCGTCCACCTCGCGGCGGTTCGCGTCCAGCAGCCGCCCGTCCGGCAGGTACACGAAGTCGCCGGCGGCCGTCGCGGCCGGCTCCGGCCGGATGCGCACGCGCCTGTCCGGGCGCACTTCGACCAGCACGCGCCGCTGGTTGGTCGTGCCCGCCTTGATCAGCAGCTGCAATTCGTCCAGCGCGTTCTGATCCGGCTCTCTGTCCGTGGTGAACTCGATCCCGCTCGCCGCTTCCACGTCATACCCCGTGATGAACTCGCCCATCGTCGTCGCGATCAGCCCGATCAACTCCGTGCTGTCCAGGATGTCCCACAGCGCGAACCCGATGTCGGCGTTCGGCGACCGCGAGCGGAATGTGTTCTCGCCCGCGCGCTGATACAGCAGCGTCCCGCCGGTGTAGCCCATGCCCTCGTCGGCGGCGACTTCCACCCCGCCCGACCAGCCGCCGCGCCCGTACCCGGCCCAATACGTTGTGCTCGTGTTCGCCGTCTGCTGGCTGGAGAACAGGAACGGCAGCCACGAGAACTCTTCCGAGATCGTGCTTGGATGCCGCCGCGCCGATACCGCGATGCTGGTCGTCGGCGTGGCTCCGCTGCGGAACCGAGCGTCCACCCCGACGCTGCTCAGCGCGTCCGGCGCGGCGGTGCGCCGCATGTAGAACGCCATGATACGGAACGTAACCGTCGCCGGCACGGTGAACGACTGGTAGACCGCGGTCGCCGCGATATCCTGCGTCCCGTCCGATGCTTTGATAAACAGCGGCATGAGCGCGGCTGGGTTCTCGAACTGATACCCCGCCCGCACGAGCGAGAACCGCTCCAGGTGCCGCCAACCCAGCGTGTTCCACCAGCCCCGGCACAGCAGGCGCCCGCCGCGTTCGCCCGCGCTGCCCGGCAGCCACTCGCGCTGCGGGTTCTGCAACCGCGCCAGTTCGCTGTCGCGGTAGTTCTGCGCGCTGCCCGCCGTTGCCTTCGCCATGTGCAGCATGAGCTCGCGCCGCCCGTAGCCGTTCGGGTCCACGCCCGCGCCATATACGCTCCAGCCGGTGCTGTCCACCTTGCCCGCTTCGTCGCCGTACTCGTGCGCATAGTCCACGCGCACGCGGTTGTACAACCCGGCCAGCGTCACGCTCTCGACCATGCTGCGCGCCCGCCATTCGGCCGTCTCGACGTAGCCCCACCAGACCGGTTCGCCCTTGTCGTTGTAAATCACCACCGGGCAGCGCAATAGCCCCGCCAGGTGGCGCAGTTCCGCCGGCGAACCCATGACGATGATCTCGGCCGTATGCGGGCCGCCGACGGCGCGGTGCGAGTAACGCCCGGCCGTGAAACGCAGGCCGCCCGGCACGTCGGCCGGCCCTGCCGCAAAGTTGCGCCTGCCGATGAAGACCTGCACTCACAGCCCCCGCCTGCGCGGGCGGTAAAACACCCGCACCGTCGCCGCGCGCGCGATATCCGCCGCGTTGTCGGTCGTGTCCCACCAGAAATGCAGCTTCTGGTCAACGCCCGGCCACAACATGAACGGCATGGCGTTGTGCGCTCCAGCCCAATAGTCCGGGACCCAGTCGCCGCCGGCGCGCGTCCCGGCCCGCAGGCGCGGCCAGTCGTCCAGCCCGTCCAGCAGCAGCGTCGCGTTGGCGGCCAGGCCGAAGGAAGTCTTCGGCTCGGCCCGCACGTAGCCGCCCGCGCCCAGCTCGTCTATGCTGTCCTGCACCGGCAGCAGCGCCAGGAAGTCCAAACTGAACGTGCCGCCCGCCGCGCGTTCGGCCGTCAGTTCCAGCGTCAGCGCCGCCGCGTCCTCGCCGGCCGGGATCGTCTCGGGCGGTATCTGGATCGTCTCAGAGCCGACGACTTGCAGCACCCGCGCCGTATCGCCGGTGTAGCGGTGCGGCTGCTGCCACAGCGTCAGGCTGTTGGAGACGAGCCGCAGGCGCAGGAACGTCGAGGCCGGCAGCAGCGCCGCCGCCCGCACGCGGATCAGCGCCAGGTAGTGCCCGCCGGCCAGCGCGTCCACGTCCGCCGCCGACAGCGGCCAGGAGAACGCAGCCGCCTCGCTGTTCGTCAGCGTGTAACTGGCATACTCGCCGCCGCTGTTGCCCGCTTCGGCGCTGCCGGTCTTGCCGGTCGCGTCTTCAGCCTCAAATACCAGCGGCGCGTTGTCCACATCGCCCAGCGCGTGATGAGCCGCGTACACATAGCGCACGCGCGGCGTGCCGGCGGTGGCGTTGGTGAACTCGACCCGCGCCGGCGCAGGCAGGTCGCCGGTCACGTCCGCCGCCGCGATCTTGACCCAGTTCGTGTTCACGGCCGGGGCTGTTCCAACGCCGTCGGCGCAGTTGAATATCGCCAGGCCGCCGGTCGTCGCCACGCCGGACGTAGTGACGTTGGCATTGCACAGCGGCAGCTCGGACTCGCTGTCCGCTTCCCAATAGTTGGCGCGCGTCCAGGTGATGGTCGCCAGCAGCGCGTCCTGCTGCCAGCCGCGTCCGAGCGTGAACCCGTGCAGTTCGATCTGCCCGTCCAGCAGCGGCGACCGGAATGCCGCGTGCGAGCCGCTGCGTTTCCATTCCACGTAGGCCCGCTCGGTGCGCCCGCCGCTGGCCCCAAACCGTTTCGCCCACTCAAACAGATTCGTCTTCTCGCCGGCGGCGTCCAGGTGATCGAAGATATCCTTGCTCGTGACGTTCAGCCGCCGCACTTCCAATGACTCGGTGGTCGTCGCATTGCCGGCCGGGCCGGACACGCCCCAGCCGATCACCTGCTCCGGCGCGCTCGTCAGTGCAACGTTCAGGCTGCCGCAGACGATACGCAGCGTCCACGCCGGGGTCGTCATTGGCGGTACTCGCGCACCTGCCGCGCAAACTGCATTGTCCAGGCCGCCACGTCAATCGGCGTGTTGAACGTGTTGTGGTTGTTCACAATCAGGCCGCCGCCGCCCGGCGCCACGAAACCCTCCGGCCCGCGTTCGCCCACCGTGTAGGCCCGCCCGCCCGCGACCAGCCCGCCGCCCTGGCGCGGCCCGGCGGGCGTACCCGCCGGCGGCGTGAACCCGCCCGGCAGGCTCGGATACGTCGCCTCAATGTTGATGCGCCAGGGATTGTTCGTCAGGATTGCCAATTGCCGCTTGATTTCCTTCAGGCGGTCTTCGATATTCTTCGCCGCCCCTGCTGCCGTATCGAAGTCCTCTTGCAGCCCGGCGATGGCCTCGCCGAACGCCGCGATATCGCCGGTCTTGGCGAACTCCTGCGCGATGCCCTCGATGGTCGTCTTGTAGTCGAATGCGACCTGGCGGCCCGTACCCAACTTCTCGTCCACCACGCCCAGGGCCGTGCGCAGGTCTTCGCCCTTGACGCCAGCCGCCTCTAGCGCCCGTTCCAGGTCGGCCCCAGCCGTCTCGGCCCAGCCCTGGCTGGCCGCCTTCGCCGCATCCAGCGCAGACGCCAGTCCTTCCGCCTCGCCGCGCAGCTCGGCGATCAGGCTCTTCTGCCGGATGATGGGCGTGTTCGCCTGTTCCATCGCCTGCCCGGCAGCCGCGAATGCGCCCGCCAGCCCCGTCCAGCGGTCGCCATAAGCCTGCACCGAACGCTGCCCGGTGTCGAGCGCGTTATTCAGTCCATATTGCTCTTCCAGCAGGCCGCGCACGAACTCGCGCTGGCGCGTGCCGCGGTTGATAAATTCCGTGATGGCCGGCAGCAGGTGGTTCGCCAGTCCGATCATGGCCGACATGAACGAGTCGTTCAGGTCGTTCATGGCGATCTCGTACTCGCGCGCCGCCTGCACGGCGTCGCCGCTCATCACCAACCCGGCTCGCTCGACTTCCTGGCCCATTTCGCGGATGCCGGCCGCGCCGATCTCCATCAGCGGCCCCAGCTCCGCGCCCGAGCGCCCGAAGTTGTCCAGCAGGAACTTCGTCCGCTCAATCGGCGACTGGATGGCGTTATACTCGTCCGCCAGGCGCGCGATGCCCTCGACGGTCGGGTCTACGCCCTTGCGAATGGCCGCCGTCAATGCCGTATTCAGCGTGCCGAACGATATCTCCAGGTTGTTGGCGACGGCAATCAGGCGCGAAGACTCTTCTGCTGTCGCCCCGATGTTGCGCGCCAGGTCGCGCGTCTGTTTGGCGTAGGCGACAGTCGGGCCGATGATCTCGTCGTAAACGCCCTTCAGCGTCTTGAGCGCGCCTCCGGCCAGCGCCAGAGTGCTGCGCAGCTCGGTGAATTGCAGGTTGGACTGTTTGGTTGACTCGGCGGCCTTCTTGGTCGCGCCTTCCAGGTCGCCCAGGCGCGTGTTGACCTGCGCGATGCCTTTGACCGCGTCGTCTACCGCCGCTCGAATCTCAAGCTCAATTGCCATCGGCCGCCTTCATTGCGTCCACCAGCAGGCGGTGGTCGTCGGGGTGCGCCCTGGCCCACGCGGCCCAGTCGTCGCTGTCTGCGCGCGCCTGGTAGGCCGCCACGATGCGTTCGGCCAGCAGCTGCGCCTTGATCTCGGCATAGCTCAGCGCGCGGCCGTACACCGCCTGCGTCCCCAACCGGTCTACCAGTTCGGCCAGCACCAGCTCGGACGGCTTCGGCCCGGCGCCTGCCGCGTAGGCATAGGCGCGGGCCTTCACCCGTTTGGGTCGGCGTCCGCCGCCGTGATCAGCGCCGTCGTCTCGCGCAACAGCCACGCGATCAATTGCGAGGACGCCGCGCGCGGCGTCGCCGGAAACGTCTCGGGCGTGTACTGCTGTCCGCCATTCAGGTTCCACGTCTCGATGCAGGCGCACAGGCCCGGCAGCAGCGCCTGCTCGGCGCGCGATGCGTCGGGCTCGTCCTGGTCGATCAGGTCGCGCATAGCCGTCACCGCATCCTGCCACGCCAGGAACTGCGGGAACGTCAGCGGCTCGGCCAGCGTCACCGTGCCGGGGAACTGCGCCACCGGCGACGTGATCACGCGGCCCATATCACGCAAGTCCAGTCGTGCCCCAGCCCGGCACGGCGCCGGGGAACGGCTTGACGCGCGCGCTGTACTTCTCGCCCTCCACCTGGTACTTGGTCAGCACGTAGCCCTGGTTGGCCGATGGCGAGACGATGCCGAACACCGGCTCGCCCGTCTCCCAATAGTGGCGCACGCCGAATTTGACGCAGAAGCCCAGCGGCGTGGCGAACGCCGGAGCGGACAGCGGGGCCAGCACCGTGTGCGATCCGGACAGCGCCGGGGCCGCGCCCGAGGCCGCCGCCGTCGTGACCGGGCTGCTGTCCCACGGGCCGCCGAATTCGATCTCGGCTTCCGGGTGGTTGGCGAGATAGCCCTTTACCTGGTCTTGGAACGCGGTCAGATCGACTTCGTCGTATACGAAGCCGACCGGCGACAGCGTGTCCACCGGAATGTCGCGCGGTGTGCCGCCGCTGTCGTCGATGACAACGTTCAGCCAGCGGGTGACCGTCCTGCCTGTCTGTGGCGCCATAGCCTATGCTCCTTTAGCCCCTGAAGAATGCCATTACGAACGCGACTTCGGTCGCGTCGTCCAGAGTCAACTGCCAGCGCAGGTAGCGCCGGACGGTATCGGTCGTGGCGCGCACAATGCCGTGTACGCCCGCCGCCATCGTGATATTTCCGGTCGCGCAGCCGGTCAGCGGCGCAAAGCTGGCGTCCAGGTTCGTCTCCGCGTCCTCGACCAGCAGTTCCGCGTCGCCATCGCCCGCCAGGACGTGGTACAGCATGTAGCCGCCGTGCGCTGACGGCCCGCCGTTGTCGTCTATCCCGATCTGGTCGTTGGCTGCGTCTTCCGCGCCCTCGGCATGCAGCAGACAGCCGAACGCCCGGTAGTGGTTGGGGAACTCGGCGTCCGCCGCCCAGCCCATGAACGGCACGGTGAACGCGATGCCGCCGCCGTCGTCCACCGCCTGCCCCGCGCCCTGCTGGAACTGCCCGCCGAAGCACACATCTCCCGCCTGCGGCTCGGCCAGCTGCCCGAAGGCGGCCAGGAACGTGCGCCGCGCGCCCTCGGCGGCAATGGTGTGCAGGCCCGCCGGGTCGGCGTTGTCCATGAGTCCATTCAGCACGTCTACGTTGACCTGGTAATGGTTCGGCAGATAGCCCTTGACCGGGTCGGACAGCGCCGTCAGGTCGGCCTCGTCGTAAACAATGCCCAGCGGCCCCAAGCTGCGCGCATTACCCGAGACGTTGTACCCGTCCAGCCAGACGCGCGTCCACCGGCTAACCGTTCGTCCGCTCATGCCGCCTCCATCAGGTCGCGCACATTCACGCTGATGACACAACCGTGAAACAGCGTGCCCGCCGCATCCACGACCGGCCCGAACTGCGGAATGCCGCTGACCTGGTGCTCGTGCGCCGCGCTCAAGATCGTCGTCGCCAGCGCCAGCAGCACCGCCGCCGCCTTCGTCACCATTGCCGCGTAGCCCTCGAACAGGCTGTGGCCCTCGGCGACCGGCGCAAAGTAGAAGTTGTAGTTCAACGTATAGCGGCACGACTTGCGCGCCGCCGCCGGCCCGCCGAACGACTCTTCTTCCACGCTCAAATTCGTCACGAAATTGTCCGGCCGTGGGGCCAGCAGCGGGCAGTCCTGCGGATTGACGCTTTCAGGTATCTTGCCCGCGTCGCGCACGTTCACGCCGCTGATGTTCAGCGCAGCAATGGCCGCCGTGACGGTCGCGATTTTGACGCTCTCAGCCATCTCAACCCGTCGCCTGCCGCAGCGCGCCGAGCGCCGCCAGCCGGCCGCGTATCCACTTGCTCACATCCTTCGGCGTCTGGAACGAATTGCCGCCGATGTTCAGCACGTCGCCTACCGGGTTATTCTTCAGCCGCTGGTACGCTACTACCGCCTCTTTGCAGATAGTCATGATGGCCGGGCTGTGCCAGCGGTAAATGACGCTGCCGTTGTCGTGCGCCGCCGCCGTCGAGCCGTTCACACCGCGCCGCACCGTGACGGTATCGGTAGACCCAGTCGTTACCGAGACTACATACAGGTATTCGCTATCGATGCGCAGCAGGTCGCCGGCCCGCACCCGCCCGGTCGTGCAGGCGAACGTCGTCGCGCCAGTCGTGGCGATGGCCGCCGTCAGCGCGCCCAGGGTGTCGAGCCAAGCCGCGCCGTAGTCCGGGTGCCAGCCCCACACCCCGCGCAGTTGGATCGCCTGCCGGTACTCGCCCGCGGCCGTCGGCAGCCAGCCCGCGCTGGCGCCGTTCGCCAGCAGCAGGAACAGCTTCGGCGTCTCGTTCGGCGGCTCCAACAGATAGTCGGCGCTGACGATCTCGCTGTCGTCGCCGTTGGTCAGTTGCAGCGCTTCCAGCAGCGGCGCGTCGAAGCGCAGGTAGTTGCCGCCGCCCCCGCTGCCCTTGCGCTCCAGGTGCGGGCTGTAGATGTCATCGGCGTACCACGCGCCGGGCGCGCTACGCGCCGCAGGCGTGTCGAAGCGGCGCGTCTCGATGCTCGGCCCGAACCGCTGCCCGGCGATCTCTTCCATCTCGCGCGACGTGGACTGGATCAGGTCGGTGTACAGCAGGTCGTGCGACGTGGCGGTAGACCCCACATAGTTGCGGATGTCGGCCAGCGTCGTCAGGTCGGCAAAGTAGGCCATCTCAGTCATCCCGCCAGCGGCGCAGCGTCAGCCACTGCTGCCCGGCCAGCGTGAACGGATAGCGGCTGTACGGCGCGCCGGTCGCCCACAGCAGGAACGGCAGCGACAACTGGTCGGCCGGCGTCCAGCGCAGGCACTCGGCCCACCATGCTTCGTTCAGCGCGGCGACCGCCTGGTCGTGGTGCCGCCGCGCGATGCTCGTGCATTCCAATAGTGGAACCTGATCGGCGTAGCCCAGGCCGTAATACGTATTCACTTGCTCCGCCAGCGGCAGGCCGGCGTACTTGGGATGCGTCGTCGCCGCCAGTTCCTCGCGCACCGTCCGCCGCCAGCGGTGCGGGTAAAACACCTGTCCCGCACCGTTCAGATATTCCAGGCATTGCAACAGGCTAGCGTGCGCCTGCCAGCCCGCGTCGATCCAGATCGAAACATCGGCATCGGGGAACAGTCGGTGCGGGTGCAGTTTCGGCCACTTGGCCGCCATGCGCGGATCGGCGTGCGCGTATGGCAGTGGGCGCACGTCCCAGCCCGGCGCGGGCGCGTCCGGCGTGTCCGTGAAGGCGACGCACAGCGCGTCCACGGCCGGCGCGGGCGGTATCTCGGGATAGTAACCGCCGGCCAGGGCGGTGTAGATCACCGCGCGATGCGCTGCCATTTGCCGCCCCAACGCTGTTCCATCAGTTCCGTGCTCGGCCCCCAGTTATCATTGCGCCCGTCTACCGAAGTCGTCGGGTGGCCTTCGTGGTGCCACACCAGCGCATTCCGGCACAGCGCCACGCGCCAGCCCGCCGCCTTCAGGCGCAGGCCATAATCGATGTTGTGATGGAAATACAGTTCATCCCAAAACACGCCCACCTGATCGCTGGCCGCCCGCCGCACCAGGTACAGCACCTCTTCCGTCGCGTCGCAGTAGTGCAGATCGGGCGCGTCGTCCAGGCTGCCGGCCCAGGCGTCGAACGCGGCGCGTTCGCGTCCGCCCGTCTCGTTCAACTCGCGCCGAATATCCGGCGGGAACGCAGCGATGCTCCACGGCCAGCCGCCCGCCTGGTACGCCGCCGACACCCACGCCAACTGCGGGTCGGCGTCCAGCGCCGCAACGAGCCGGCGCAGGCACGAACGCGCCGGCGCGATGTCGTTGTTGCCCAGCAGCACATAATCGCCCCCGGCCAACCGCCAGCCCAGGTTCGCGCCGGTCACGTAGCCCGTGTTGCGCGGCACATGCAGCACCGTCGCCTGCGCCGACCATTCCAGCATCCAGGCCCAGTCCTCCGCGCACGAGCCGTTATCCACCAGCACATAGTCGTCCGGCGTCACGTCGCCCCCGGCCAGCGCCGCCAGCGCGACCTGCATCAGCGCCGGCTGCCCGTACTGCCGCAATACCGCCGTGACATTCATGCCTTCACCGCCAGCCACGCGCCGAAATTCATCCAACGCCAGAAACAGTCCACAAGTCACGCCGGCTCACGCTCGGCCTCTTCGACCTGCAATTCCACGCCCATCTCGCGCAAGCCGTCCACGCCCCACTTCTCAACCAGCTTCTGCAAGTTGGCCGATAGCAGCGCGTTCAAGTCCTGCCGGAACGTCTGGTGCATTTTGTGCTCGACCCATGCGCGCTCCTGCACCAGCAGCCGCCAGCCTGCCGCCCGTAGCCGGAACGAGTAGTCCCAGTCCTCGTAATTGCCCGGCGAGAACCGCTCGTCCAGGAAGCCGACCTTAGCCGCCGCCTGCTTGCGGAACGCAACCGCGAACCCGATCAGCAGCGGCGCTTCCAGCAGTTGCGTGCCCGGCGCTTCCCGCCGCTGGAACCCGTAGACGTTGTTGGACACCGCGCCCACCGCCCCAACATCAGCGTCCGCGAACGGCGACAGCAGCGCGTCCAACCAGCCGGCGGTCACTTCCGTGTCGTTGTTCAGCCATACCAGGAACGGCGCGGGCTGCATGAACGACGCCGCCATGCCCAGGTTCACGGCGCGCACAAAGCCGCACGGGCGCGGTACATGCAGCAGCGTCAGGGTCGGGTAGTCTTCCAACAGGCGCGCCAGCGGCTCTACCGCCGTGCCGTTGTCCACGTAGATCACGTTGGCCGCGGGCGAGTGCTGTTCCAAGCTGCGCAGACAGCGGCGCAGCAGCGGCAGGTTGCCGTAGCCGGGGATGATGATGTCAACGTTCATCAGCAGCCGCCTTCCGGCTCTTGGCTAGATACTCTGCAACCCGCCCGTTCGGCGCCGGGGCCTCGGACGGGACGGCCGTCACTTCCACCGTCGCCGGGTCGCCTACATCCTGCGGATGGTCGGCCAGCCACTGATGCCAGGACGTGCTGTCTATCGTCGCCCCGGTCAGGTGCGGTATCTCAAACGTGCAGTCTACGTGATGCGGAATGCCCGCCTGCTCGCAGATGTCGCCGAAGTAGATATCCTCGGACGGATACACCTCCGAACCGCGCGGGTAGGTGTAGCGGAAGAACGGCGGCGGGAACCCGGCCGCTTCCAGCGCGTCGAACACCCAGCGCCGGATGGCGATACAGCCGGTGCCGACGGTAGCGCACTGGATCAGGCCCGCCGGCCATTCGGAGACCCGCGCCAGGTTGCCGTCCAGCTGGCGCACGAAGAAGCACGGATAGAACGGCTCGCCGCGCCGGAACGCCAGCGCGCCCACGACGCCCTCGTTCCACGCGACCAGGCGGTCGATCACGTCCGGCGGGTACAGGTGGTCGTTGTCCAGCATGACCAGCGCGTCCTGCGGATCGGTCGCCTGATCGCGGAATAACTTGACGAATTGGTTGCGCGCCCAGTCGGTGCGCGAGTACGGCCAGCGCAGACGCACATGGCCGCGCGCGCCGGCGACCAGCGCCACGTCCAGCAACGACTGCACCGCGTAGTCGCTCGTATTGCGCTCCAGCGGCACGGCCCAGTAAACGGTCATGGCAGTTGTGTCCCCTCGCACGCCCCTGGGTGAGCGCCGGGCAGGCCGCAGGGGAACGGCTCTTCGGGGCCAGCACCCTAGCCCGGCGCAAGACGGGCTTAGCTCGCGCGCTTCTCCACCAGCGCCGCGACGTGGCCGACAAACTTGTCCGTCCCGCTCGGCACCCACACCACGCGCAGATAGCGCCGGGTCGTGGCGACGTGCGTCGTGAACGACCCGCTGGTCGTCATTGCGATGGTGGCGATGGTCTCGCCGTCGTTGCCGCCGGACGTGGTCGCGTGCTGGATCAGCACGCTAAACGTCCCGGCCAGCTCGGTCGGCACCAGGCTGCCGACGATCTTCATCTCGCGCCGGCCGACGTTGGCATACCCGACGCCGATGTCCACCGCATCGCCGGTGGTGCGGCCGTCGTCGGTCGTCGCCGCAATGGGCGGGCCGTAGATCGGCACGTAAGCAAGGCTCTTCTGATTCATGAGATTGGCTCCTATCGAACTCGGGGGCGGGCTGCCTGCTAACCCGCCCGCCCCGTCATGGTCTCAGGCCCGCCGGGTTAGGTGGCGGAGATCTTCAGCAGACGGACTTTGTACGGCTCGGCCAGCTGGCCGCCGAAGCGCATCCGCAGCAGGAACAGCTTCTGATCGGTCTGGGCGTACAGCTCATCCAGCACGCGCACGGTCATGCCGACGCGCTCGGCCATCACGTAGCCGCGGTGGTCGCCGAAGCTGATCGGAAACGAGTTGGTGGTCAGAGTCGGCGCGTGCTCGGTGATGACCAGCGGCATTCCCAGCAGACGCGGCTGCACCACGACCGAGCCGTCCTGCTGCACGCTGCCCAGGCCGCCGCCGAACATGTCGGACGCCTGCCACATGAAGCGGTTGTTGCCGTCGGCCAGCTGCGCGACCTGCCGCGCGCTATCGGAGTTCATGACAAACTTGCCGTTGCGACGGTACTGCGCCGGCGTCTTCCAGTACAGGTCGGAGATGCCCAGCGTCGTCACCTCGGCCGCGGCCAGCCCTGGCACGTAGTTCACCTTCGCCGCCGTGTTGCTGAAAAGCCCTTCCGGCTGGCCCGAGCCGGTGCCCTGGGCGATGTAGAACTCCACGTCCTGCATGATGTTCTCGCGGAACAACTGCGCCACGAACGACAGCACATCCACCGCGCCGTCCTCGATGAGCGAGTTGGACACCAGCTGCGAGGCCATCGCCAGGTTGACCGGGATGCGCTGCTCGCCGAAGGTCTGGTCGGTGACGAGGTGGCTGGTCGCCGAAGCCGGCACTTCGCCGGTAAACGTCAGGCGGTGCGGGGCCGTGTACTTGTCGTCGGTGGTGTAGTTCACCGTCGGAAACACGATCACGTCGCGCGTCGTCGGTTGGCGCCGCACGATGTCCACCAGACCGGTCAGGCCCGGCTCTTTCTTGAGCACTTCGGCCTGGAAGTCCTCCGGCACCAGGAACCCGCCCTCGGTCGCCACGGTCTCGCCCAGCGCCTTTTTGGAGTCCTTCGCCTTGATATTTCCTTCGGCCAGAATCTTGCGGTCGTTGACGTTCAACTGGCCCTGCCCGTAGCGCAGATAGGCCTCGAAGGCGCTCTTGTAAGCGCGCTTGGCCGCCGCCTCCTGAGCGCGCTGCTCCTGCTCGCGGTCTTCGGGCGTGGTGATCTCCTGGCCGAACGCCTTCTGCGCGGCGGTCGGGCCGGCGCTGCCCTTCAGCCACGACTTGAGCGCGGCGCCGTCTTCGTAGGCCGTGACCAGATCGCGCAACTGCTTGCCTTCGGCGGTCAACGCCTTGTAGGTATTGATATCGTTTTCGTTCTTCTTCTCCAACTGCTCAATCGTCGCCATCTCGTTGGCGATTTCCCTGAGCCGGTCGTAATGCGCTTTGATCTCGCTCATAGCACACCTGCCTTGCGTTTGATAGACATGCCGATTGTGAGTAGGTCGGCGGGTATCTCGACTCCCGGCGCGCCCTCCGGCGCTGCTGATCCGCCCTCCGGCGGATCGGGTATCTCCACACCCAATGCCTTCCAGCGCGGCGAGCCGGCCTCCAACATGCGCGGCTCGCACGGGGTGGTCGTCAGCGCGGCCGCGAACAGCGGCCACTGCGCCAGCCAGACCGCGCCCGACTTGACCGGCTGGCGGATCACATACTGCGGCGCGCTATCGCTGGATGTGCCCAGCACGCGCTGTGAAATAAGTTTGTCAATGGCCTTGCGAAACCGGTGCGCCCGATCAAGCTGCGCCACGTACCAGCGGCCGACTTCGTCGTCGCCGAACTCATGTATCTGGCCCACCAGCGGGCTGCTTTTCAGTTTGGGGTCGAGCGCGTGATCCCACGTCAGCGGACGCGGCAGGGATAGAGTGGTATCCCAGAAGTCGGTCTTGGCCGTGAAGAACTCGCGCTCCAGGTCTACCCGCTCCGGGTCGCCCCACAGCGCCAGGTAGCCGCGAATGTCGTCCGGCCCGACCGCCTTCACGGCGGCCACGTCGCGCAGCCACTGCTCATTGTGCGGCAGGCGCAGCGCCTTGATATAGGTCAGCGCGGGCGGGTCGAAGCGCACGGCTTTGCCGTATTCGTCATCCGGCCCCGGCGCTTCGTGGTTGCAGACCGCGCCATGCTGCACGGCCATGTCGTGGATCGCCTGCATCCCGGACGCTTTGGCAGCCGACTCGCCGGCGTACAGCGCCGCCATGTGATCGCGCGCTTCCTGGGCCGTCGCGTGACACCCGCCCGCGATAGGCGCGTCCTCGCCCTCTTTAGCGACGCAGTGCTGGCCGTCTTTGGTAATGATGTGCCAGGGCATGGTTGAAAATCCCCTTCAGGGGGGCCGTTCTCCCGATAAATAAAAACGGCCCGCTCCCGCCGCTGGCAAGCGGCAGTGCGGGCCTCGCAAGGCAGTATTCAGTTAGGGCCGGGTCAGTCTATCGGCCCCCGCTGGACGGGCATAGCCTTCAGCAACTGCCAGGCCGCCCCGTCCAGGTTGACAACAATAGTACACCGGTTCCCATTCTGCCGCAAGTCCACCGCCGCGCGGGCCAATTCCAGCGCCCAGCGCGGCAGCGGCGGCGGCTCCGGCTCGCGGAAAGCAGCGCGCGCTTCTGCCGGGGGCGCGTCCAGGATGCGCGTCACAGACCCAGCCTTTGCGCCAGGCGGTCGATCCACGCCGCGAATATCTCCATGATGCGCCCGATCTTCTCCAGCGCTACGTCCTCCAACTTGCGCCAGCCACCCGCTGCCATGTAGGCGCTCTCGCCGCCGGCCAGATAGCGCGCATACGACGCCCGGTTGCCGACAAATGTCGAGTAGCCGCGCTGCTCGACGTAGAACTGCGACCCGTAGCGCTCGCTGCGCCCTTGCCCGCGCACATACGGTATCTCGCCGCGCCCGATGGCCGCCATGACGTAGCGCCGCTGCGCGTCCGACTTGAACCCGGCCGCGAACTGCGGCGCGTGATACTCCGGCGGGTAGTTGCGCAGGCCGGGCGAATCAACGATCTCCTCGCCCGCTTCTCTGCCCGCCGCGCCAAGGGTGTCCGCCAGCTCCAACGGCATTTGCTCGAACGCCGCCCGCGCCTTGTCCAGGTTATGCAGCGTGATAGTGATCATTTGATCTTCGTCCGCGTCCCGAGCCAGCAGCGGCAGTTCGGGTGCAGCGGCGGCCCCTGCACGCCTTCCGGATCGTCTGACCCGTCCGCGCCCCAGCCGCTGTCGATGTCCACCGCCATGCCATGCAGCGGGCCGCAGAGCGGGCAGACGCGGCTGTCGTTGTTCGTGAACCAGGTCTTGATCACCCGCACGTCCGGGTAGGTTGACGCCAGTTCACGCCCGGCCAGCAGCTGCCCCTCGGCATATGCGCCGGTGATCTCCGTCACCGCCACGCGCTCCGCGCGCTCCACTCCGAATACGCCGTCCAACTCGCGCGCCACGTCGGCCACGGTGTAGCCCGGCGTCTCGATGAACGCCTGCACCTGTTCCAGTACCGCCTGGCGCGTCGTGTCATTCACCTGGCCCAGCAGTTCCGGCGCGCGTTCCCGCGCCCAGCGCTGGGCATTGCGGTTGACCAGCGTTGTATCCAGAATGCCCATGTCACCCAGCCGCACGCCGCCTTCAACCGCGTCCGTCAGCAGCAGCAGCAGCGCCGATGGTATCTCGTCATCGTCCAGCCAGCCGCCCAGGTTGTAGTCCAACCAGTCTTCCGCCGCGTTCTTCTGCGCCCTGGGCGGCGGGCGCGTCGCCAGCGCATCCAATAGCCGCTGCTGTTGGCCGCGCAGCAGGCGCCGCACGAGCGCGGCCAGCCGCTTCTGCGTCCGCTCTTTCTCCGCCACGCCCGGTTCGGCCGGGTCGCGCGCGAGCGCCTTCAGGTCGTCCGGCAGCGGCAGGCCGTCGGCGTCCAGACGCGCAATCGCGGCGCGCACCGCCTGCTGCAACAGCCGGTGCGGCGGCATGTCGGTCATTTCTGCTTCTGGTATAGATATTCTATCAGCACCGGCCAGATGAACATGCCCAAGAACAAGCCGGCGCCGGCGCCGATAACGAACAGCCCCCATTCAGAGCCGTTCATGCAACTGCTCCCAGAATTCAAACGGCGGCGGCGGGTAATACCGAAAATCAACAGTACTGGCCGTCGTCAGAGGCGTATCCATCAAGAACACGCCGCGTTGTTCCTGGCGCATGTCCGGAAACGGCGCGCTGCATGATACACACCTGCGGCTGTCATGCCAGTCGCGCAAATCCGAGCCGCAATATGGACAAGTATTCATTCCAACTTCTTCAACTCGGCGCGCAGGATGTCCAGCAGGTGCGCCGGCACCACCATCGCGTTCGCCATGTGCGGCGCGGGCAGGGCCGCGCTCAGCGCCACACGCGCTGCGGCGAGCGCAGCGGCATGGTCGGGCTCCGAGCGCAGTTCCTGCGCCGGCGCCGCCGGCGGCGCAATCTCCGCGGTGGGCGGAGTTTCAAGCGGCGGCGAGTCGTCCACTGGTTTCATTGCCGTCTTGCGTCGCGTCATGTCAGGCTCCTTTCACTGCGGCCGCCGCCTCGCGCAGCGCGGCGATCAACTCATCATATTCACTCTGCGGCATATAGCGATCAAAAACCGCGCGCATTTCATCCGGCGTTTTGGCCGCCAGCACCTCATCGTGCATATGCTCATAACCGACCAGCAGCGGCGGCGGTTCGCCATGCGCTATCGCGTCTGCCGCCTGCTTGCGCCAATTTCTCAATGCTTTCTGCGTCTGCGCTATGGTCGGCGTGTCCAACTCGCGCGGCCGGATCGGGGGACTGCCCGCCGCCAGGTCGCCCGCCATTTGCCCGCCGCCGGGGACGCCCTGGGCCTGGGCCGGCTGCGGCTCCCCGCCCACGTCCGGCCCGGCGATGAACACCGGCTTGTTGTCCACCGGGTCTAGCCCCATCTCCTCGCGCGCCTCGTCGCGCGTCGTCAAGCCCGCCTTCGCGCTCTCGATAGCCCGCGCCCAGCGCGCCGTGCGATCCTCTTGCAGCGCCTCCACGTCGGCCGTATCAAAGCGCGCCGCCAGTTTGGCCTGGCTGCCGCCGTACAGCGGCAGCAACTGCTGCGTGATCTCGCTGCTGTACCAACGCCAGCGAGATGTGACCGGCCCCTGATAAAACGCCAGCCGCGCCTCTTTATAGTTCGAGTAGGTCGCCCGGTCGAGTCCGATCTTGGCCCCGACCATGATCGCCGGCACATCGAAGACCGAGCAGATGCGCGCCTCGCTGCGCGCGTCCAGGTCGGGGAACGACATGTCGCGCATGGACATTTGCAACTGCTGATACTCCAGGCCCTTGCCCAGGATGGCCGGCGCGCCCCAGTTGCCGATGCCGCCGTGCTGTTCCATCCACATGCGGCGCAGCGCGCGCGCGCTCGCCTCGTCCACGTTCTGGTCGGTCTTCAGCAGGCCATTGACAATAGCGCCGTTCTGGAAGAAGACCTTCAGAAAGTCGGTGTTGGCGTTGTCCACGCTGATGACGCGCAGGGCCACGGCGGTGCGCGACAAGCCCCTCAGCATCGGGAAGAGGGGATCGAATTCTTGCAGGATGAGACAGCGCTCGGCGGGGATGTAGGATTCCTGCTCGCCCGGCGGCCGGTAGATGACGTATTCCAGCGGCTTGTAGTTGCCGCGCTGGAATGAGCACCAATCGGGGCGTAGCGGCCACAACTTGAGCGGCTCGCCCAGCCGGTTGACCTCGCACTCCCACACGGCGAAACCGGCGGTGTCCACATATATCTCGGTAGCCGACCAGAACTCTGTCTCGCCCATCGCGTCGTTCGGGTGCGCGATCAGCGCGCGCAGCGGGTGGTCTTCGACCTCTTCGGGGCTGGCGCGGTCACTGTCGTCATAGATGCGCAGGGTCGCTTCGGAGATGGCGTCGGCGCGCTTGCTGATGCAGGAGAATACCAGCTCATTAAAGCGGTAACCGGTGCGCGCCAGTTGGTAGGGCGACGGCGCCGGGTACTGGGGTACGGTCGTCTCCCAAGCGGGCCACAGCCGCGAGAGCGTCTTCCCGCGCGCGCGGGCGATGGTCTGCTTGAGACTGTCGAATATGCTCATAGCCTACTCCCCGCCGCGCCGTGCCCTAACGGCTGCTCAACACCCGTTCGACAATCGCCATCGCCCAGACTGCGCCGACGACGATGCCCGCCCCCACGCCGCTGGCGAACAGGAACACCGCCCGCCGGCGCAGCACGAAGTACAGGACCAACCCCGCGATGAAGATGCCGATGCCCCATGCGTCCATGTTTAGCCCTGTCACCACAATTGCAGCCGGCCTTCGTCCACGGCCTTCAGCGCCAGCGCCAGCGACATGACCCGGTCGTCGTGCTGCCCGTCCGGCGCGCCGTAGCGCGGGCGGCCGGTGTGCTCGTTGCGCTGCATCTCGTAGGCGCGCAATTCTCCGGCATACTCGACCGGCGCGGCCAACTCGCCGCGCTCCAGCGCCAGCGCCAGACTCTCGATCAGCGGCGGCTTGCTGGTGGCGGTCGTCTCGAAGCCGGACACCGGCAAGCCGCCGCGCTGCAACTCTTCCAGGTTTGGCTCGCCGATGCTGTTGCTCTCGACCAGGATGTGCATAGCGCGCCAGCGTTCGGCCATGAGCGCCAGCCGCTGCCGCTGCACATGGTAGTCGATCTGGTTGAACCTGTCCCAGTCCACCACGACGCGATGCTGGCGGCAGGCGGCGGTGATGACAGTGAAGTCGTTCCGCTTGCCCCAGTCCACGCCGAGCACGACCTGGCAGTCCTTATGATCGTCCGGCGCGGCCGGCGCGGCGACCGTGCAGCAGGCTTCGATGTTGCGGAACACCGCGCCCGCGTCCTGGATGAACTCCGCGCCCAGCTCCTGGCGGAACAGCCGCTCGGGCATGTCGGCGCGGGCGGCGTCGATCTCGGACTGCGGAATGTCCGGGTTCGTCCACGTCGGGAACGTCCAGGCAGCCCAGTCTGGCGCGTCGGCAGCGGCGTGGTACAGGTCGTGGAACCAGTCGATGCCGCGCGGGGTCGAGAGGAACATAGCCCAGCCCTGGCGGTCGGCCAGCGCCGGGCGCAGCACCTCGCGCCAGGCGCGCGCGGCAACGTCGCGGCACTCGTCTATGACCAGGCCGTCCAGCCCGGCGCCGCGCAGGCTGTCCTCGTGGTCGGCGGACTTCACCCATATCTCGCTGCCGGTCGGGGCGATCACGCGGCGTCGGCTCTCGGACACCTGCCAGCGGCCGCCAACGGCAGCGCGCAGCATATCCCAGCCCGTCTGGCCCATCGGCCCGGTCGGCCATACCCACCACAGCAGGCGGCGGCGGGCGTCCTCGGCGGCGCGGATCAAGGCGTGTAACGCGGTGGACGACTTGCGCCAGCGGCGGCCGCAGTTGAGCACGCGGTAGCGGGCGGGGCTGGCCAGCACCGTGTCCTGGCCGGGGTGGGTGGTCGGCAGCGGCACGCGGCCCGCGCCGGTCGCGGCGGCGCGCAGGCGGGCGGCGGCCAGCGCGTAGCGCGCGTGCGGTGTGAGAGATTGGAGAAGCGTCACTTAAAACCCTTGCCTCGCCAAGCCGTGCCTGGCCCTGCCTGGCCGAGCCTAGCCGTGCCGCGCCTGGCCCCGCCAGGCCCAGCCAGGCCCCGCCCCGCCGCGCCAAGCCCGGCCCCGCCCGGCCGCGCCCTGCCACGCCGTGCCCCGCCTCGCCTCGCCGTGCCGGGCCGTGAGATGCGCAGCTCGGACACTTCCAGTGCGCTAAGTTGCGTCATCAGCAATCTCCACCCCCGGCGCGAGCGCGAACAGTTCAGCGGCCAGGTCGTCGCCCAGCTCGGCGCGCACCTGCTGCGGCGTCACCTGGCCGGCGCGCAGCAGCGTGACGATCTCGGCCTGCCAGATGGCCACATCGACAGGCTGCGTCACCTTGCCGTCGATGCGGTCGAGCACCTGGCCGAACAGCGCCGGCGACGGCTCGTTCATCAGCTCCAGCAGAGCGCGCGCGGCGATGATGGCGGCCAGCGGCAGCGGGCCTTTGGACTTCTTGAACTCGGCGGCATATACGGCGCAGGCGGCGGCGGCTTCCGCGCCCGTCATCCGGGCGAACTCGTTCAGCCAGTAGGCGATGCTGGCCTTCTGCTTGGGACGGCCGCCGGGGTTGGGCGACGGGCCGCCCTTGCGCCAGCGTCCGTTTTCGTCGCGTGTAATCTGCGTGTTGTCAGGTTTCGCGGTGGATTTGCGCTTGGCAGCCACGCTACCCCCCTACCCCACTGCCCCGGCGGCGTGTTCCGCCTGTTCCGGCGCGGCATAGTGCCAGCAGTCAGCAATGGCGGCGCGGGGCAGGGGGGGCAGGTCGAGCTCGCCGGCGTATACGGCGCGGTAGAGCTCCGGCACCGTCCAGCCGGCCGCGCAGTAAGTGCCGTCGTCCTCGATGCGGACAGCGCCGGCGTCGGCCAGGGCGTGGGCGCAGGCCATCCAGCGGCGGGCACTGATATCCAGGTAGCGCCAGCTCCAGATGCGGCGCGGATCGCGTTCGGCGGCGGGCAGGGCGGCGTTGTGCTGGCGGCAGCGGGTGAGCAGGTCGAGCACGGCGGCGCGGGCCAGGTCGGCGGGCGGGTCGTCCGGGTCGCTGGCGCCGGCAGGCGGAGCATAGGCGGCATACGCGCGCGCCATGCGCTCGACGTGGTGAGCGTGGGCGTCGAACAGAATAACCGGCACGAACAGCAACAGAGGCATCAGGCCGACACAGAAGGCGACGGCCTGGATGCGGCTGTCGGCGATCAAGCCGGTGGCGGCGGAGGTGACGAGCACAACGCCGATGACAATCCAGCCGGGGCGTATTGTGCGACCGTCGGACAACTGGTAAGAAAACATTCTTACCAGACACCTATGCCGCGGCCGATCAGCAACAGGCCGACCACGAGAACAACGAGTAGAAACACTTCGATAGCAGTCACCGGGCGCGGGCAGCGACCACAGCGGCCGGCTGCGGCGTCAGGGCGAACGCACCTTGATTGGCGACCACGGCCAGGACGAACACGCGCAGCAGGCCGACCGCGCCGGCCTGGTCGCAGGTGGCGGCCAGCGGCAGGAGCTGGACGCCGGCGCAGGCCTGGCCGAACGCGGCCAGGGATACGAGCGCCAGCAGACCGGCCATAATCAGGCGCTTGTACTCGGACGCCAGCCCGGCGAAGCGGGCATTTAGGCCTGGGATGTACGAGAATGCCAGCGAGAGGATAGCGCCAGCGAGAAGTGCGAGGGTATCCACATCCATTGTTTCACCTGTGTGCGGGGCGCGGCCAGGAGAGAGCGCACCCCAGCGCCGGCGGCAGCCGCGCCCCATCCCGGCCGCCGATGGCTCCAGTATTGCACAGTTCGGGCGCGGGCGCAAGTCCACAAGTTAGAAATTCTAACCACAGCGTAGGCTAATTCTAACCGGAGCGTAGGGTAAAACGCTTGACACTGCCCGGATTTATGTGATAAATTAGGAGCATAGGAGAAACGACGATGAAAAAGCACACGGAAAGCACAGTCATGAAGACCTATGCTGCGTGGCTCGAAAAACTGGCGATGGAGGCCGTCTCCGCCGCCGACAGTGATGGGTACCCGGTTGCAGATGCTACCGTGGTATTCAAAAATGACGACGGCACCTACTCCGTTTGCGACAACGGAGAGGGCGTCGACGGCTTGGATGCGGACGGCGCTGTCCGCATCATCGTCGAGAATCTTAGCGGCCGAGATGGCAACTAAGCCCACAGGCCGGCCCGTCGGCCGTCCGCAAACGACAGTAACGCTACGGGTCGGCCAGGTGCTCGGCCTGTGGCGGCAGTATGCGAATGGCCGCAGCCGCCTGGAGCTGTTCCGGGTGGCTAGCGTGACCGGCAAGCGGTCGGGCAGCATCATTCTGACGCTGGAGACGGACGAGCCGGGGCCGATGGAGTGGCACAGTGAAGCGCCGCCGGAATGACCTGATTGGTCTGGCGCACGACGTGGCCGCCGCTCTGGCGGTGCTCCAGTTCGCGGCGGGGCAGTACGGGTACGACCCCGACTGCCCCGGCCAGTTGGCGGCGTTCCTGGATTTCGTCCAGGACCACGCTGGTTCGCCGCCGCCGCCGCCTGAAGACTGGTACCAATTTCCTATCGACTCCGGGGCCGACCCGGAGTAGGATACATCTACCGCCGGCGGAAGTCCCCCTCGGAGATCCCTGTGGGATGGGAGCCCAGGTGCAGGCTACCGCCGGCGGCCGCAGGTCCCGCAAGGCGGGGCGGACACAAGGAGAGAAACCATGAAACCTCAACTCGATCTCTACCAGGCGCACATCCTGGCGGCGACCACCGCCGACCGCCTGGCCGACCGCTGCGAGACGGCGCAGGAAGCGGCGGTGGTGTACCACCGCACGTACCGGCAGATATTCGAGCAGCACCAGCCGGAAAACCGCTGCAATTGCCCGGATTGCCGGTCGAAGATCCCGTTTACGGGGCGGAACGTCCCCTTCAGGGGGGCGCGCAGGGCGGGGCGGCTGGGATACATCTGGAGCGAGTAACATGTTCCCCTGGACCAGACACGAACCCGCAACTGAGCGCGAGCGATACCTGGAATACGAACTGGAGCGCGAACGCGACGCGGCGCGCCGGCGCGAGCAGGAAGCGGACGAGCAGCGAGCCGCACGCCGGCGCGAGTGGCGCGAAGCCAGCGAACGCGAGTGGCGGACCGCCTCCGACTGGCCGGAGGCCCTGCGCAAACAGGCCTACCTGTTCGCCCGTGAATTTGACCCGACCGACGAGTTCCAGTGGTTCGAGCACGGCGCGGCTGCCTGCGATAGGGCGCTGGTCATCTGGACCGAAGTGGCGGCGGCGAAACAGGCCGAGTTGGACGCCCTGCGCGCGCAGATCGCCGCCGTCCAGCACTCGATCCGCCTAGAAGTGGCTGACCGCCTGGAGGCCGAAGCGACGGGGCGCGCCGGGTGGCGCATGGTTGCTGTAGCCATCCGGGAAGAAGAGCCGGAACGCTGGCTGGACTGGTGATGGACATGCCCGCCGCCGAGGCCATCCGCGTAGCCGCCGTCGTGCTGGCCCTGTTCTCGGAGATGCCGAAGCGAGTTGCGCTGCGCTCCGTTCGGACCCTGTTGGCCCGCTGCTCCGAGACCTTCGGCCTGGCCTGGCTGTGGCTCGGCCGGGATAGGCTCAACGACACCCCGCGCAAACCGCGCGGGCGGAACGACTGACACAAGGAGAACACCGTGAACGCACTTATGAAATCCGGGGGTGACCTCATCCGAAACTTGGACGACCTGAAGATACTCGCCGGGATGCTGGTCAAGTCCGGCCTGTTGCCCAGCGCCGTTCGCACCCCCGAAGCCGCCGCCGCCA